TGGCTCCAGCGGCGGCAACACGATTACCTTGAACGGGCAGGGCGGCGCTCGATACATGGGCGGCGTCCTGTATTCCTCCATCACCATCACGGAAGTCGTGCCGTAACGCTCAGGGCGTCGGTGGTGGAACATCTTAATTGAGTGTATACCGTGCAGATACTGGGGGAGACCATGCCACCACTCGACACCATCAAGATTCCGCTCACGCTCAACGCCGCGCAGGTCAACTACGTCCTGAAGCTGTTGAGCGCAGCACCCTACGCCGAGGTCGCCGAACTGATCGCGGCGATCAGGAAGCAGGGCGATCCTGTTATGACTGCCGCCGCAGCCGAAAGCCTTCCCTCCCACGACAATTGACGCGCCAAGGCAGCGGAAAGGTGTTTTATGGATCAAAATGAACTCACTAAAAAGATGCACGAGATCGACAAGACTCTCGCGGCGCATCTTCAGGAGTGCTTTCTCCAAAACCGGCAGGTCTGGCACGCGTGGACGGCGGACCAGACCGCAGGGTGATGCGCAGCTTTCCGACTACGGGACTCGAACGACGGAACCGCTTGCAGAAGCTGCGTAAGTACGCAGGCGGCCTGGCCCTTGAAAAACCGGCATTTGTCAAGTAATGTAGCATAGCTTTTCCGCCACTTTGGCGGCGGCCCTGCGGGGCCTCATTCGGGGACACGGATACCGCTTTCGAGCGACCCGTCCCGGCAATCCCACCAGCGATTGAAGGCCCACCGGGGCCGAGGTCACAATGCCCAATTCGTATACTGCGAATCTGAACCTGACGAAGCCCGAAGTAGGCGCTGATACAGACGCCTGGGGCGGCCATCTGAATGACGGCCTCGATACGCTCGACGGCATCTTCAAGTCGGACGGTACAGGCACGTCGGTCGGCCTGAAGGTCGGTGCGGGTAAAACGCTGGCGGTCGCCGGTACGTTGTCGGCATCTGGCGCTTCCACGCTTTCCGGTGCTACGACCCTCTCTGGCGCGACCACGATCTCCAATACGACTACAATCTCTGGCGCGGCCACCCTTTCTGGCGCGACGACAATATCTGGCGCGACCACCGTCTCCAGTACCCTGACGGCGACCGGAACGATCACCGCCACTGCAGCCACGGTCAACCTTGGCGCTGGCAATACGTCCATCAAGGACGGCACGGACGCCACGAAGATACTGAAATTCAGCGTCTCTGGCGTCACGACCGGCACGACGCGCACGCTGACGGTCCCCGACGAAAGCGGCACGGTCACGCTGACCAGCAACACCGGCCTGATGCCGACCGGCGCGGTGCTGCCGTTTGCCGGGTCGTCAGCGCCGAGCGGTTACCTGCTGTGCTTCGGCCAGGCCGTCTCGCGGTCCACCTACGCCACGCTCTTCGGTGTCATCAGCACCGCGTATGGCACTGGCGATGGCTCCTCGACATTCAACCTGCCTGATCTGCGCGGCAGGATAGCTGCGGGCATGGATGGGATGGGTGGTTCTGCCGCCAGCCGTCTTACGTCAACCACGATGTCTCCAGATGGAAACACGCTTGGAGCCACGGGCGGCACGCAAACACACACCCTGACCAACGCGGAGACACCCGTCACCGGCTTCAACACGATCACCTCGACGGCAATCGGGCCGTCTGTCGGCGGCCTCGGCGGCATCGGTCTCGTGTACGACGTCGGATCAGCGGGCGGCGGACAGGCGCATCTCAACGTCCAGCCGACGCTCGTGCTCAATTACATGATCAAGACCTGATGCCGCTAGTTCCCGTCCAGCTTCCGCCAGGGCTTGAGCGTAACAATACGCCCTACGATACGCCCGACCGTTGGTACGACATGAACCTCGTCCGCTGGCAGGCGGGGTCGATGCGCGCGATCGGCGGATGGGTGCGAAACACCGCCACGGCTCTTACGGGTGCGGTTCGCAAGGTTTTCGTGTGGCGCAACAACCTCTCGCAGCGCCTGATCCTCATCGGCACCGAGAGCAAGCTCTACACCGACCAAGGCAACTTTACCGACATCACGCCCGCCAACTTCGTGCCGCTGTCGAATATCGGCGTCAATGGTGGCTACGGCACACTGGACTACGGTGAAGACGACTACGGCAACGCACGTGCTGCGCCGTCGCAGATTTACTCGCCGTATGCTTTCTGGTCGATGAGTAACTGGGGAGAAGACGTGATCCTCACGGCAAACTCGGATGGCCGTGTACTCTACTACGACGTGACGACCCCGACGACCGCGCCAGATATTATCCGTCCGACCTACGACACCGCCACTTCTGCCGTGGTGACGGGTTCTATTGCCACCACGGTGCTGACGGTCAGCGCGGTGACAAGCGGTGCGCTTGCCGTTGGCAAAAAGATCACTGGCACCGGCATCGCTGCACACACCACCATCACGGCTCTTGGCACCGGCACTGGTGGCACGGGCACCTACACCGTGAGCAGCAGCCAGACGGTCAGCAGCACCACAGTCAGCGCCTATACGCCACTGACGACGGGAGCGCCGTCTGGTGTCACGTCGCTGGTAGTCACGGACGAGCGCCACTTGCTGCTGGTGCGGCCCAACGACTTTGACGGCACGGCGCGTCCGTTCCGTGTCGGCTGGTCCAGCCGCGAGGATTACACCGACTTTGAATACGCCAGCGCAACCAACACTGCTGGGTACATAGACCTTGTGACCAACACGCCGCTGCAAAAGGCGCTTCTGGTCAAGGAGGGACTGCTGATCTTTTCCTCCACCGACGTGTTTCTGGCTCAGTATGTCGGCGCTCCGTTTATCTATGGTTTCAATCCCATAGGTGAATGCAGTTTGCTACACCCCAACGCCATTGCCGAATTCAACGGCAAGGTCGCCTGGTGGGATCGCATCGGCTTCCACCTGTATGCCGGCGGTCTGGTGAACGACATGGTCTGCCCGTTCCTCAACGAACTTATGGAAGACATGGACCCGGCATACGGTCCCTTCCGCATGCACGGCGCGCATCACGGCATGTTCCCCGAGGTTTGGTGGTTTTACTCGTCGGTGGGCGAGCAGGAATGCAACAAGTACGTGATCTGGGACTACAGGTCTGACGTTTGGTATCGCGGCACGCTCTCGCGTTCCGCGATGTACGGCGCTGAAGTCTTCAAGACTCCCTACATGGGCGCGTCGGACGGCCACGTATATCAGCATGAGACCGGATACACGGATGCCGGCAATCCTCGCTACGAGGACATTTTTATCGAAAGCGGAGCCTTGGGTGTCGGCAACGGTGACGGCACGATCGCCGTTCGCCAGATGCTGCTGGGCAACAGCGGTGTCGGAACGCAAGTCACGGCTTACGGGCGCATGACGCCAGACGGTGCCGAGCGCACCTTTGGCCCATACTCCGCGCGTGCAGACGGCTACCTCGATACCCGCATCGAGTCGCGTGAGGTTCGCTTGCGCTTCTCTCCGACAGCGGACGGCGAGTGGGGCATTGGCAAGTTCCGCATGGACGTGGCTCCGGTCAAGGGAACGGGGCGATGAACGTCAATCTTCCGACCCCGCCCGCCAATCCCACGGGCGCGTTCCTGCAACTGGCGCTCGATGCCATCCGTCGCGCCTTTGTCAGCGTGGTCTCCACCAACGAAGCCGTCAGCCGCATCATGCTGCGCGATGCGGATGGCGTCACCTGGGAGGTGACGGTCAATACCAGTGGCAACCTTTTAACGGCGGTGAACGATGGCAAGTCGCGCCTCTAAGCCGCTCACGCCCGAGGAAAAGATGGCGAAGATCGCCCGTGCGTTGAAGCACGGCGGCGGCACGCATTCGCTTCAGGACGTGCTGGATGGCCTGCTTGAGGGCAAGTACCAGCTTTTTGAAAACGACGACGGCGTCTGCGTCACCGAGATCATGGAAGCACCGAAAGGCCGCTACTTGCATTGCTGGATTGTTGCGGGCCGCCTGCCGGAGGTGATGCAGTTGCAGGACGCCGTCGAGCGTCACGCTCTCACCAACAGTTGCAGGTTCATGTCTACGTCAGGCCGTTTCGGTTGGAAAACGGTGCTGCCGCACTACGGCTGGAAGCCGTCTCAGATCGTATTCACGAAGGAACTTTCCAATGGGTAGCAAAAGTGGTGGTGGTGGTGGCGGCATGCAGACCGTCACTCAGAAGACCGAGCTTCCCGGTTGGGTGCAGGACGCGGGGCAGAGAAACCTCGCCAAGGCATACGAAGTCTCTGCCAATCTGCTTGGCCCCTACGAGGGGCCGCGCTACGCCGGCATCACGCAGGGCGCGCAAGGCAACATTGCGGCGTTGCAGAACAACGTCGGCAGCACCAACCCGGCTTATGCGCTGGCGCAGAACACGACGGCCAATGCGGCGAACTATGAGCCTGGCATGGTGCAGCCAAACTTCCTGTCGCAGACGGACCTGAACCCCTACATGAATCCGTACACGGATTCGGTGGTCAACTACGGACTGCGCGCTCTCGACACGCAGCGACAGCAGGCGCTGAACGGCATTGGCGATCAGGCCATCCGCAACCGTGCCTTTGGTGGTTCGCGGCAGGGCGTCATGGAAGGCATGACGAATGCTGGCGCGGCACTGAACGCGGGCAACCTTGCCTCGCAGTTGATGTCGCAGAATTTCAGCCAGGCGCAGGCTGGTGCCACAGGGGACATCAACCGTGCGATGGCAGCGCAGCAGGCCAATCAGGCGGCTGGGTTGCAGGGTGCCGGGTTGCGGGTGGGTGCTGCCAACCAGCTTGGGTCTCTGGCGGGGCAGGGCCAGGAGGCGTTCCTGTCTGGCTCGCGTGCGGCACTGGCGGGTCAGGGCATGATCCAGGGCGACCAGCAGGCGCAGTACGACGCGGCGCGGCAGGCTCACATGGAGGCCCAGCAGTTCCCGCTGCAACAGTTGCAGATTCCGCTCATGGCGCTGGGGCAGACGCCTTACGGGCAGACGGTAACGACGACGGGGCCTGCGCAGCAGCAGCCGTCGTCTAGTGGTGCTTTGCAGGGATTGGGTGGCCTTGCCTCGTTGGTCGGCATTGGCGGCGGTCTCTTTGGGGCTGGCGGCATGTTTCCTGGCCTGTTGAGCCGATAAATGACGCCGACTGAAATCCAAGCCCTGATTCGCCGCCGTGCCATAGAGGCTGGCATCGACCCGACGCACGCCATGACGATGGCGTCGATCGAGACGGGCGGCACGTTCGATCCTAAAGCTGTCAACAAGGCCGGAACGCACAAGGGGTTGTTCCAATTCGGGTCAGGCGAATGGAAGACCCATGGCGGCGGTAAGGACATCTTCGACCCGAACGCTCAATTGGATGCGTACTTCAAGTATCAGCCGCAGATTCAAGCGACGATGAAGTCGGCGCTGGGGCGAGACCCGACCCCACAGGAACTGTATCTGGGATGGCAGCAGGGTGCTGGTGGCGCATCGAGCCTGCTGAAGGGTGCCGACAAGCCGGTCGGTCAACTGACCACGATCGGCAACGTGACGGCCAATGGTGGCACGCCAGACATGACCGGCGCGCAGTTCGCTGATCTCTGGAACAACAAGTACAACGCGCACCAGCGACAGATACTTGGGCGGCAAGCGGCGTGGACGGGCGAGGGCGACACGCAGGAATCGCAGTGGATCGGAGGCCCGCCAAATGTCGCGGAAGCCGGCACTTCGGTAGCTCCAGCACCTGAAGATTATCGAGACATGGTTGGCTACGGGGGTTCGCCTCCCGGCAAGCCCGCCCAGCAGCCCGCCGCCAAGCCTTTTGATTTTGGCGGTCTTCTTGGTGCTGGCATGCGCCAGGTTGCTGCGGGCGAGCCGCAGGCTGCACCGCCGCCGCCGTGGATGCAGCAGGCCATGACCTCCCAGCCGCAGGCGCATCGCCCGCAGGCGCAACCGGGCGGCCTTCTGGCCGCAATTTTTCCAGATGAAAAACGCCGCCGCTTGATGCTTGGCGGCCTACTCGGAGACGAGTGATGTCGATTTATGACCAGCTTCCGTTGTCCTACATCCAACAGGCTTTGATGTCGCAATTTGGTGGAGCGCCGAATGGCGGCTACGTGCCGATCAGCGCTGCTTTGCAGCAGCTGGCACCGCAGCAACAGCAGTCGTTCTACGGGCCGACCCATCAGGCGCTATCGCAGGCGTTCAGCCAGGCCCTGCAGCAGCAGCTTGCGGTGCCGGGACTGCTGGCCGCGATGCAGGCCGACCCGGCGATGGCATCGAGGATTGGCGGCTTTGGCCTGCAGTCCTACACGCCGCCTGTGCCGAAGACCGGCATCAGTTGGCCACCGCCGCCACCTCCACCTCCACCGCCTCCTGCGCCATCGTATTCGCCGTTCTTTGGGGCATACCCCAGTTTCGGCGGTGGCGGGATGGGTGCCTACGACGGCAGCGCGGATGGAGCCACGGGTAACGATGGTGGTGGTGTTGGTGGCAGTGGTGGCGTTGGCGGCAATGCTGCTGCTGGCACCGACAGCGGCCCCGGCGGCGGCGGTGAAGGTTAGGAGATAAATCATGGCTGGCCTTCTTGATCCCAACGAAGACTTCATCTCGCCCGACGAGCGCAAGGCGATTACGCAACAGAACCTTTTTAGCGCGCTGCTGCAGGGCGGCATGCAACTCGTTGCCGGCGGCGAAAACCTGCTCCCGTGGCAACGCGCACAAATGATCGGGCAGGCCGCGCAGACCTTCGGCGGCATGCCGGCGCAGAACCAGCAGATGCTGGCGAACGCGGCGCAGCAGAAGTTGGTAGGGCAGCGCGTTGCCAAGGACAGGCGTACCGAGGCGGCTGATGCGGAATTGATGAAGGTGGGTGAGAACCCGGCCTTCCTTGAGACGCTGAAGCAGATGCCTGCTGATTTGCAGTCCATGATTCCGGCACTATTCAAGTCGGGCAGGGCGCGTGATGCGGTGACCTTGGTGGACAATTGGCGCACCAATCAGGCGCGGGAAACGGCTCTTACTTCTCGCGAGAACCAGCCAATTGTCCGTGAGGTCAATGGCCAGATTTATCGCGTATATCCAGATGGCCGCCCTGCCGAGCTGATCCAGACGGGCGGCGGGAAAGCCCTCGACAATTCAGGGCGCGATGATTTGAAGAAGGTTGCGGACCCGGCGATTGCCTTGAGGGCGATCGCTGGCGAGTTCCAGCCCGCATATTCCGGCATGGGTGCGGGCATCTTGGGTGATGCGCGTAACTTTATCGGTCGCAATTTTGCAGATGAAGATTCCGACACGTTCAAGGGCGCGAACTGGTGGCAGGGGTATCAATCCTTTGCCAACCTTGAGCGCAATAAACTATTTGGTGCGGCCTTGACGGCTACGGAAAAAGTAGAGTGGGGCAAGGCAATGGTCAACCCCGGCATGAGTCCGGCGATGATTAAAACCAACCTTGCGCGCCAGCAAGAGATCGCCACTGGGGCGGTGTCCAGGATTGCTCATTCCCTAAAAGCGGGCGGCGTTAATCCCGATGCTATTGAGCCGATAATGGGCACGAAGTTTAGCGACCTTCCCAATCCAATTCAGTCCGCGCCCCCTTCTGCGGCGCAGGGAGGAACAGCCAACATTCCGGCTGGCGCTATCAACCACCTGAAACAGAACCCCGGTCTGCGTGATGCTTTTGATCAGAAGTATGGCCCAGGGGCGGCGGATCGTGTGTTGGGGCGCTAATGGCAAATCCTTTTGACACCTTCGATACTTCCGCAGCGGCGTCTGGCGGCAATCCGTTCGACACGTTCGATGAACGTAAAGCGCAAGGTCCACAACTTGAATTCCCTGACGCACCAACGACGGCGCGAATGCAGTTGCCGGGTGTTGCCGTGTGGAACGGCAAGGATGTCGAGGGCAATGAAGGTCTGAGTGTAGGCGGCAAGGCATCTACGCTGTTTGGCACGCTAATGACGGACAACCCCAAGGCTCGTCAGCAGATTTACGCCAAGCATCTGCCGGGTGCGAAGGCCGTTGAGGACAAGTACGGTAACCCAATGGTCGAGTACAAGGGCGAGAAGTTTTACACTTCGCGCCCCGGTGAGTTCGATGGCATGGATGCTGGCCGCCTCACCGCTGGTGTTGCGGCTTCTGTGCCGCTGATGGCTCTTGGCGCACCCGCTGGCCTTGCGGGCATGGCGGCGGTTGGCGGTGCCACCAACGTCGGCATGAGTCTGGGTGAGGATTACCTGACTCAGCGGGCTGGCGGTGAAGCGCAGGAGATCGACCCTGTAAAAGCAGGTCTCTCTGGAGCCTTCGGCTTGGCCTTGCCACCCGCCATCCAGAAGATTGCCACGCCAATTGCCCGGTCTGTATATGGCAGGGTTGCGGCACCTTTGGTGTCCGAGACAGGCAACCTGACGCGCCACGGCCAGACCGTCCTGCGGCGCGCCGGTATCGACGCTGCCGACCTGACGCCTCAACAGTTGACGTTGCTCGACACCGCCTACCGCCGCAACTTTGGCAGCACGCCGGCTATACAACAGGCCGAGCGCCGTATGCTGGGGGATGAATTCGGGGTCGGACAGACCACTGGACAGATCACTAGAACGCCCGCGCAGGTGGCGGCTGAAGATCAGATGCGACATGGCGGGCGCGGAGCGCCGGCCCAGACCGTCATGCGGGGTGCCGACACTGCGCAGCAGGGTGCGCTGGACGAGGCTGGCGGGCGCTTGCGCGCCCAGATTTCCGGGTCGGAGGAACCACTTAATCCGGGCCAAATCGGTGAGCGCATTCAACGCGGGTTCAACGATGCAAATCAATCCGCGAGGACTCGGGTGCGCGATCAATACACCCGCGCCTTTACCCCCGAGGAACTTCAGGCTCGCGGAGTTGCACCTGGGGTGCCGATTGAGACAATCAACGGCCTGCCGAATGCGCTGGAAGCGACGTTTCTAAACCCGGACCTTCCGGGAGGAATGTTGATTCCGTCTCGGGCATCCACGCCGACCGCCTACCGCGCCATCCAGATGTTGCGAAGATTCTCGGAGAATGGGGACATTCCGAGCGCTTTCCCAAGAGTCACGATGCCGTCCACGGCGGCGCCCGTTCCAGGTGCCGGCGGCGTAGGTCCGGTCAATGTAACGGAGTTGGGATGGCAAGGCGTGGACATGGTCCGCAAGCAACTTGTCGGCCTTTACAGGGGCGCACAAGGCAACCCAACAGACCGGCTTGCCATGAGCCGCGTTATAACAGCATTCGATGAGCATTTCGGTGCCGCAAACCCGCTGTTGAACGAAGCGCGCCTTGCTCACGGAGCGCGTATGCAGACGTTTTTCCCGCAGCAGGCGAACGCTGCCGGCACAAACGCCCCGCTGCGCACATTGAGCAACGAGAACAACCCCGGACAAACGATCTACAATGCGCTGTTTGAGAGTGGCGCTTTGAAGCGTGGTGAAACCGGGCCACTGATGCGCCAGTTGGAAGGTATTTTTGCTGCGCGACCGGAAGCGTACCAGGCGGTGAGAGAAGGGGCGCTGCAACGCATCTTGGTCAATCGTCGCAATAACGAGAGGCTGTCGCCGCAAAGAGCGGCAACGGCTTTTGGGGACGCGCTGGACGGCCCGCAGGGTGAGATTTACCGCGCGCTGTTTAGCAGGGAAGAACGCGCGACGTTGTCGCGGTACGGGCGTCTCTCGCAAAATGTTGCCGAGACGACTGCACGGGGGAATGCGTCCGGTACATCGTATCCAATCAATCAAATCCTCAACCGCTTTGGTCCGCAGGCTCTTGGCTCCGGGTTGGGCGCGATTATAGGCAGTGGGTTGGGGCCGGTTGGTGCGCTTTTGGGTGGCGGTGCCGGTGGCGTCATTGGTGGACGCATTGGCGACACGGTGGCAGGCCGCGCCGCACAGCGCGCTGTGAACGGTGCTGGCCTCAACCGCCTGGCCCGCGCACCCAACGCTCTGCCGCCTGCGTATGCGGTAGCGCCGACGTTTCGTTTAATCCCCGGCCTGCTGAACTGAGGTGTTGCGATGTCCGACGAACTCAATCGCGACCTTGGTCGCATGGAGGCCGAGATCGCCACGCTGGGCCGCGAGGTCTCGGAGATGAAGGCTGACGTGCGGGCGTTGCGGCAGTCGTTCTCCGAGTTGAAGGGCGGCGTGCGGACGCTGCTGGGGGCGGCATCGATGGTTGGTGCCGGGATCGCGATGGTCGCGCAGTGGCTGCTGGGCAAGCACTGATGGAGGTCAGCACCTCTGGCCGGGAACTGGTGAAGCAGTTTGAAGGTCTCTCGCTGTCGGCGTATCGCTGCGTTGCGGGGGTCTGGACGATCGGCTACGGCAGAACCCAAGGCGTGCAGCCGACCGACAAGGTCACGCCCGCACAGGCCGACGCCTATCTTGCAGCCGACCTGATTGCTTTCGGGCAGAACGTCGAACGCATGATCGGCGGTGCGGCGACGAGCCAGCACGAGTTCGATGCGCTTGTCAGCCTTGCGTTCAATATCGGCTTGGGCGGTTTCGAGAAGTCCACCGTCCTGCGCCTGCACAGGGCCGGCGACAGGATCGGTGCCGCGCGATCGTTTGAGATGTGGTGCAAGGCCACCGTGCGGGGCCAGTTGCAGACGCTGCCTGGCCTGCTGGCGCGGCGGCAGAGGGAAGCGGCTTACTACCTGACGCCTGACGCGCCTGCCGTGAAGGCCATGCCGCAGGCGGTCAAGGAGCCTGCACGGATCAGCAAGACGGCGGTGGCGGGCGGTATCTCGGTGGCGGCGGGTGCTGCCTCCGTGGCCGACCAGGTGAACAGCATCGCCCCGGTGATCGAGGCCATCAGCACGTCGGGGCAGCACCTGCAGTCGATCCTGAGACTTGGCGCACTGGCGTTGTCGATCATCGCCGTCGCGGCGGTGGTCTACATGCTGGTGCGCTACCTGCACAAGCGGTCCACCGGACAGGCCGTCAGCACATGAGCTTTCTCACGGATGTCTGGGCCAAGGTTGTCTTTGGCGCGGTCTTCGTGGGCCTGCTGCTGCTGGCCGTCCTGAAGCTGATTGGCATTGGACGCAAAATCGAAAAGGGCGAAGCCAACACCCGCATCGCCCGCAACGTGGAGACACGGAATGAGGTTGATCGTAGCGTTGCTCGCGTCCCTGACCCTGCTGACGAGTTGCGGCGGAACTGGTCCCGCGACTGACGGATTCTGCGCCGAGGCCAACGCGATCCTGGTCAGCAAGGACGACGTGCTGAGCAAGGAAACGGCGCGAGGAATTCTCGCACATAACAGGTACGGCGCTCGCCGTTGTGGTTGGAAGTAATGGCCGCCAATATTCAACTAGGAACCGATCAGCAATTCATCGACGCATGGAAGAGTACCGGCAGGCGGGCGTCAGAGGTCGCCAAGCTACTTGGCTATACAACTACGTCTAAAGTCTATAATCGCCGCGCCAAGATCGAGAAGAGGCTAAGCGTCGTCCTTTCATCGGCGGGCGACTCCAACCACAAGGGCAGGGGCGATGCTGGCGCAACGCCCTACGACTACAATCCACGCCTGAGAATAGACGGCTTTACAGGTGCGGCGGTCGTATTCAGCGATTGCCACTGGTGGCCAGGTATCAGCGAGACGGTCGCCTATAAGGCGCTGCTTGAGGTCATCAAGGAGATCAAGCCCAAGCTCATTGTGGCGAACGGCGATATTCTGGATGGGGCGCAGATTTCCAGATTCGGGCCTATAGGGTGGGTCAAAACGCCTGACGTTAAGGCTGAGCTTGATGAAGTGGGCGCACGGATGACGGCGATCCGCAGGGCAGCCCCAAACGCCCACCACATCCGCACGATCGGCAATCACGACCTGAGATACGACAGCACGCTTGCCAGCCGCGCGGCACAGTTCGCCGGCATCAAGGGGTTCCGTCTGGCCGACCATCTATGTGAATGGACGGAAACGATGTCGCTATGGGTCAATGATGGTGTCGTCATCAAACATCGCTGGCACAACGGCATCAACGCGGGGCGGAACAACACCCTGAAGGCTGGCAAAACCATGGTGACGGGCCACGATCACATTTTACAGATCACCCCATACCTCGACTACAACGGGCTTCGATGGGCGGTTCAGGATGGAACGCTATCTGATCCCGGCGGCCCGCAGTTCGCTTACGGAGAAGACAATCCAAGCCAAGCCAACTCCGGTTTCGTTGTGCTGCCCTTCCTAAAAAATGGACGAATGATTGACCCCGAGGCGTGCCGCGTGATCGACGGCGAAGCGTGGTTCCGGGGCCAGAAGGTCGCCAGCATCAAGCGGAAGGCCGTCGCATGATCCGCCGCGCCACGGTGGACGACATCGAGGCGACCGAGGCCGCCGACCGTGTGTGCTTTCCTTTTGACAAGCCGTACCTGTTCGCGTGGGAGAAGAACGCTTCTTGGGTCGCGCACGATAAGGACGAGCTTGTCGGCTATCTGTCAGCGCATCCGCTAAAACATAACGTCTGGTTTTTCTCTCGCGTGGGTGTGATGCCATCTCACCGGGGCCAGGGCCTGCAGCGTAAGCTGATGGCTTGCATGGAGAAGCACGGCAGGCGCGAGGGTTGGCGCGAGATCGTCACCTACACCGTGGGCCGCAACGGATTCTCGACGGCGAACATCCTGGCGTGCGGCTACCGGACCTACGAACCGCGCAAGTCCTATGTCGGTTGGGAGTGCGTCCACCTGAGAAAGAAACTGCGATGACCTTCACCGCGACTGAACTAGAGCTATTCCTGCGGGTGCTGATCCTGCGCCTGGGCGGCGAGGCGGTGCTGTCCACCGACGACCGGGACCTGATGGCAATCGACCATTATTTGCTATTTGCAGAGTCCGTGCCAAATGATGGGCAGGCAATCAAGTTCTCGGTGGTCAGGGTCGATGAGGAACATGCGGGGCATGCGTAACTCCCTTTAATTGCCCTTCCTGCAATTAAAGAAAAGGTGCGTTTCCTTTAATTGTGGTTTTGGTAATGCCATGGCGCTCGCACGGGTCGGCATTGTGGGCGCAGTTGCAGCGCCCTCATTCAGATGGTACATATTCAAACCTTTCAAAAGTACTTTTAATCAAGACGTAAGCCGGTCCCACCGTCGCAGTGGGGCCGGCTCTTTTTGTGGGTTAGGAGGCCTGCGGGGCCGTTACAGCTTTGGCGTGGTGGCGAATGATCTCGCTGCCGGGGATGCGGGTTGTGCGGCGGTAACGCACCACCTTGATGTCTCCGGCGCTGATGACGCGCCAAAGCAGCGACTTGCTGATGCCCAATGCCTTGGCGGCGACTGGAATAGGCAGCATTCGCAGTTCGAACGGGACCTGGTCCTCGATCATGACGGTAGATTCAGGACGCATGAGTAGCGCTCCTTTGGATAAGGTTACGAATTTGAATTGGTGCGCAGTCGCTCTTGGCGACTTCTCCCCGGGACCGCGCGTTGTGTCCCCGGTGCTGGTCGGTAGGGTGGCTTCTTGCCGTGTCCTAGCCCGCTGTGGATGCGGGGATGCCGACGAGTGCTATTATGCACACTGCGGCATTTCCAGCCATGGGAAAAAATGCAGGAAAAACAGTTTGGAATTGTGGTTTTGGCCGACTAGATGTAGTTGGCGGGTTGCCATCATGTCCTTCCTGTGGAAAGCGGGGGTATTATCAAAAGTTGCGCGCAAATGCCTGCAATAATTACAGGAAGTGGAATTTGACATAAAACGATGATCGTATAATATATATTGTGACTAGAAATGCAGACAGAACAACATCTGGTGTATCTGCTGCGTATGCTGAAATTCCTATCTGTCTCCCGGCTTCTTCTTTCCGGTGGGCGTTCGCCCCGATAGATAGACCAGCGTGTCTGCCGCCGTCTTGGCGCACTCTCGCATTCGCAATCGCTGTCTGTTTATACCAAGGTCGTGCTGCTGTGTCAGCACCTCAAGCTCTACAAGGGCAGCCTGCAAAGCGTGGACTTGCTGGCGCGTCTTGATCGGGTCTTCAAAGGTGAGGACGATTCGGACGGGGCGGGTAAGATTGTCGATTGTCTCGGGCGTCAGGCTCATGTCGTTGTTGTCGCGTGTTGCATAGGCTTTGGGGTCAAAGTTCCTAGCGCGCATCTCCATCGCCTCCCGCTGACGCTGTAAATCGATAATTGCCGATTCGGTGACAGTAAGACTCATTTCTTCTCCTCGCGGACAATCCGTACAATCTTAAACCCAGCTTCTTCAATCGCATGTAGGGCCGCCCTGGCGCGGTCCAGATTGGTCCTGCCGGCGGTGCCGACGAGGGTGTCAGCCAGATGCTGCAACAGTTTTGGGTCGCGTTGGGTCATAGGGATCACCAGCAGTACGTGGTGGTCGAGTAAGTCCTGCAACCCTGGCCGTTCGACCAAGTTGTCAGGCCCTGCTGATTGACGATCGCGCTGCTGCCGTCCGGGTACTGCACGTAAGGGCCGGTGCGGGTGATGTTTCCCTGCGGCGTCATAATCGTCTGCCCCGGTGCCGGGATGGCGGGTGGTGTGGAACGGGGAATGGGCTGCTGGGCGTGTACTGCGGTTGACAGCAGGAGCAGCAGGGTTGTGGCGATGGTGCGGGTCATTTCAATTCCTCCCTTTCGATTGCCTTTTCCAAATAGAATTTAGCCTTCTGCAAATCCTGCAACGCCGGTCCCTTGCGGCCCGCCCTAGTGATGTACTTGCACACTTGCCAAAGGAGCGGGTTCTCAGGGAACCAATCAAGCATCACGTCGATGGGTTCGTACTGGCGGCCAGCAATGTAGTGGGCCGGTGCTGAGATTATGTCGTCGCTCATTGCCCTCTCGCCAATGTGTTTTCGTATGCTTGGTCTCGACCGTAATCCTCGCTCAGATACTCAGCCGCCCACTCCTCAAGCATCACCTGCAGCGCATCATCGATCTGGTGATGGACGAGCTTGACGCTAATCAAATCAAACTCTTCCGGGTCGGCAGGCTGCGGCGTACCGAACATGACGGCAGGCGAACCTGGCGTGTAGTTGTAGTCAATCAGCACTTCCAAGCTATCGGGCTGAAGGCCGAACGGTGCCCACGCGGTCATCTTGTGTTTGCTCATCGCCATCACTCCCCTAAGCCGCCGACTGCGGCAGCGCGGAAATCCGCATCTCGCGCAAAACCTTCAACGCCGCACGCCCAATCTTTAGATTTGGCACATGCGAGATAATCACGAGGGACTGAACGACATGCTTGTCGAATTTGGGCTTACGCCGCGCGGCGTAGGCGTGCCGAAAATAGGATTCGGTGCAGGCTTGGAGGGCGGATTTCATATCACGCTCAAGCCGTACAGGATGGCCAGCAGGCCAATGGCCAGCATCCAGCGGTGGAGGTTGGAGACGCTCATAGGACCACCGGCCTGCTGCGCTGCAAGGCCGCATCCTCGATGGTGGCGATCTGTTGTTTCAACTCGTCCGCACGCGCCTCGACAGGGCGAGCAGCATCGTCGGTCAGGTCCAGAAGTGAGTCGCTGATACCGTCCAGCGCTGGCCCGATGCCGACCGAGTGGCGATCGGCAAAGTCCCGCACCATCTGCTCGATGGCACGAGCCAGTGATTGTGCGTCTTGATGAATGGTCGCGAGTTCAGCGTTCGTGGCGTCGAGGTCGCGCTCCAGACGCCAGCTTGTCGAAGTGAACAATGGGGCCTCCCTGTTCGTATACAGGGAGATAAACACACTAGTGTTTAGTTCGTCAACACAATACTAGGAAGAGATCGAGCAGGGGGGCGGCACTCTATACCCCAAACAGATCGGCCATGGTCATCACGCGCTGCATGCGGATGATCGAGGCCGCCTTTAGCTCCAGTATCTTAGCAGGATTGTATTGCTCAAGTCGGACGGTGGTCGCAGTCACGGCGGCCAGCTTCTTGATAATAACGCGCGGATCGTCATGCGCGTTGTCCTGGTACTCGATGATCGCGTGATCGCCCACGCGAGGCTTACGCTTTTCGACAAATACCAAATCTCCCGGAGAAAATGCCGGGACCATTGATACCTCTTCAATATACAACGCGAACACATCTGCCCGACCCGCCAACGGCGGCGGCCTGCGAACGTAGTCGATAGCTCCCCCTTGCATCATTATCTGCCCGTTCCCACCGGACGCCGTGCCCAGCACTGGGATGTCGCGGGCCATTGAGACTACATCAGGTAACATAACCGGGGCAACGGCTGCCGCAGATTGCTCGCTTTGCCCTTTGCCGGTGCGCAACCAATCGGCGCTGACGCCAAGCGCCGAAGCAAGCTCCACAATAAATTTCGGATTCTGCGTGTGGCCCGATTCCAAATTCCCAATTGCGCTCTGTCCAATTAAGTAACCCAAGCGCGTAACATCGTTAGCCAGCGTTTGCTGGCTTTTCTTCAGTTTCTCTCGCGCCTGTTTGCAACGGTCCCCAACGGACGACATAGCCGTACTCCTGTGCGGAGAACATCTTATAGACATATCCAATTAGAATTGTGTTGAACGATACACACAGATGTGTTTATCTTGCGACAATGTCAACGCGTTCACTGAAATCTCTTGATCGAGCCATCGCCATCGCAGGTAGCCAAGCCGCACTGGCGCGGGCGCTGGGCCGCAAAAACCAAAGCTATATCAGCGAGATGCGCCGCCGCGTTGCACGCGGGGCTGTAGTTCCTGCGGGAATTTGCCCCGCCATTGAGCGGCTCACCAAGGGCGCGGTCAAGCGCCAGCACCTCAATCCTACGGTGGCGTGGTGATGAACGCCGCCAGGAACAATTTCAAAAAGCGGGAGGGCTAAATGACAATCAGCTTGCGGACCGAGAACGAACGAATTTGCGCCACGATCAATAAGGTCTGGGGCGAGAAGGTTGCGACCGTCGAGGAGCGCCTTTTTATCTTCACCGACAAGATCACGCGGCAGGAAGTCCGCATGACAATTCCGGTCGTCACGTCGAAGCTGATCTGCGGCAAGCTGCCCGGTCACGCTGAGCCGCCGTTCTTCGCTGGCCCTGCGCCGAGCTTGGGCGCGAGGCGGTAATGCACCACGCCACTGAAACAGATCACCTGTCGCTGATGTACGAGCGCCTGCGTCGTCTGCACGCAAGCATGAGGGCGCGGGGGGCATCCGAGGCCGCAATTGCGCGACTGCCGAAGCTGCCGAGCCGCGCGAAGCCGCTGCTCACGGCCCCCGTATTACTCGCGCGCCCGCAGCCCACCGACCAGCGGCACGCCGCTGCGGTGGCTGCCACCAAGGAGCCGCCGCCCATCTACCCACGCCGCGAACGCGATGTGCCGTTGGCGCTGAACAGCAAGTGGCGCGCGGGGCAGACGGACGCGCACAGCACCATGCGCGCAAAAGCGATTACCGGAGTCGTAGCGGCTGTGGCCCAGGTCGAGGGGTGGCAGCTTTCAAACCGCACGCGCAGCTATCGTTTCGTCAAGCCTCGCCAAATCGCGCAACGGCTTATTGCTGAATTCGTCCGCTTGTCGCCGGAACGCATTGGCCCGCTGTTTGAGATCAGTGACCGCACAACAGTGCGTCACAACATCAGGCGCGTGATCCTGCTCGCTCAGACCGACGTTTGGACGCGGAAAATCTACGACGAGTCGCGCGAGGCGATTATCGCGCGCTGGCCAGAATATCAGGCCGAGCAAACGAGAAACGGCGCGACTTTAGACACCGCGCCGGCTGACGGCGACGTGGACGGTAGTAACGAGCTACCCAGCCGCGCGTCGTCGGCAACTTTGAGGAGGGCGGCGTGAGATACCTGAGCGTCTGCTCTGGCATCGAGGCCGCCACCGTGGCGTGGCACCCGCTCGGCTGGGAGCCTGCGGCGTTCTCCGAAATCGAGGCGTTTCCGCGCGCCGTGCTGACCCACCACTATCCGACCGTGCCCCTGCATGGCGACTTCACCACGATCGAGGGCCATGAGTATGGAGCAATTGACGTTCTTGTCGGAGGCACCCCCTGCCAAGACTTCTCCGTCGCCGGACTTCGCGCGGGAATTGCTGGCGATCGAGGGAACCTCACACTTGAGTTCCTTCGCCTGGCTGCGCGAACGAAGCCACGCTGGATCGTTTGGGAGAATGTCCCCGGTGTCTTGTCGTCTGATGATGGACGGGCGCTTGGAGCCTTCCTCGGAGGGCTGGCAGAGCTCGGGTATGGGTTCGCCTACCGGGTTCTTGACGCTCAATACTTCAACCTGGCCCAGCGACGGGCGCGCGTGTTCGTTGTCGCGCATCTTGGAGACTGGCGTCGTGCCGCAGCGGTTCTTTTTGAGCGCGAAAGCCTGCTCGGGAATCCTCCGCCGCGCCGGGAAGCGGGGAAAGTTGCTCCCACCATCCCTAGCCGCGGCACTGCAGGCGGTGGCCTCGGCACCGACTTCGACTGCGACGGAGGATTGATCGCCAACACGCTGTCGGCTGCGCGCGGCGCTGCCTGTGCCAATGCGGCAGACTTGGAGACCTACATCCCGGTGCTTGAGGATGGGCAAGTCGCGCCGACGCTGGTCGCCAACGGTAACCGCACCGGCGGCAATCGTCCGCCAGGCACCGACGGCGACACGGTGACGGCGCTGATCCCGGTCGTTGCTGGAACGCTCGACTCGGAAGGCTATCGGGCATTGGGTCAACAGGCGGCGACTGGGCGACTGATCCCGCTCGCCATGACGAGCGGTCAGGCGAACGCTCCCATCTTCGACAACGATCTGTGTCCCGCGCTCACCTGCCTGCACGAGGCCCCGATCGTCACCCATTCTCTCCGCGCTGAAGGCTTCGACGCCAGCGAGGACGGGACGGGCAGGGGGACGCCGCTGGTGCCTGTAAGTTTTGAGTGGCAGCGCGGCGCAACGCAGAACCTTGAGATGCTCGAGAACCTGTCGCCCGCGCTTATCAAGAGCCAGACGCCGGCCATCGCCTTCTCTGCGAAGGACCACGGCGCAGACGCTGGTCCAATCTCCCCCACACTCCGCAGCGGCGGCCACGACAAGAGCCATGCCAACGGCGGGGTGATGCCTGCGGTGGCGTACTCGATCATGCCGATGAATTCCGGCAAGGACTACAAGGCGCGCGAAACCGACGTTGCCCAGCCCATCATGGCGGGAGGCCCGGTCGGCGGGAACCAGGGCGGCGATGTGATCGCGCAGCCGGTCGCCTTCGTCCAAAACTGCCGCAGCGAAGTGCGTCTCATGGGTGGAGATGGGTTGATCGTCGGCGCCTTGGCGGCGGAACCCGGCGCGCAACAACAGGCCTATGTGGCGTTCGATCTTCGCGGCCGTGAAGGCGGCGCACAATTTGAGGGGCCGCACGACACGGCCAACATCAGGGCCGCGTCTGGCGGATCGTCTCAATCCTATGTGGCTCAAGCGGTGGGCTTTGATACCTACAACCAAAGCACTGGCGACATTAACCAAACATTACAGCGTGGCACCGAAACGGATCAAATTGGCGCCATCATTGCATCTACCGCCGTCCGCAGATTGACGCCCGAAGAGTGTGAGGCCCTTCAAGGATTTCCGCGGGGCTACACCTTCGTCCCATACCGCGGCAAGCCTGCCGCTGACGGGCCTCGCTACAAGGCGCTCGGCAACTCCATGGCCGTGCCTGTGATGGCGTGGATTGGTGGGCGAATTGCAATTGTGGACGCGATGAACGTCAAAAGCGAGGCGGCATGACCAACGGTTTTGAAATGCACGGCCTGGGGCATCTCTCTGCATCCAGCCTCAACGTCGCCAGCAGCGAACTCCCGCTCTTCCTGATGGAACGCCTGCTGGGTTTCCGCTCTGGAACTAACGCCGCAATGGCGCGGGGCAAGGCGGCAGAGGAGGGGGTTCATCTCGGTCTTCTGGACCCCAAGCTGCCGCTCGAAATGTGCGTTGGCAGGGCGCTGTCGGCGTTTGACACAGAGATGCGCTTTGCTGGTGACGACAAGCGCGAGAAGGAACGCGACTCGATCCCCGGCTATGTCGAGAACGGCCTGGCCGAGCTTCGCCAGTACGGTGTGCCGAGCGACTATCAAAAGAAGATCAGCATCAACCTTGAAGGCGTGCCGATCCCGGTGATCGGTTACATCGATTGGGAGTATGCGCAGCACGGTCTGATACTCGACCTCAAGACAAGCGAGCGCCTGCCGTCGCAGCTTTCTACCGCGCACGCCCGCCAGGGTGCGATCTACGCCAAAGCATTTGGCAACTACGGCATGCGGTTTTGCTACTCCAAACCCCGCGCCGGCAAAGGCGATGGCCGCTCCTGTGTCGTCCTTGAGTTGGATCGCGACCAAGCCGCCGCCGAGATCGCAGCACTCACGAACATCGCCCAGCGCCTGGAGCGCTTCCTTCGATTGTCGAAGGACAAGCACGAACTGCTGGGCCTCGTCATCCCGAACTACGAGTCGTTCTACTGGTCCAGCCCCTCAACGCGCGCCAAGGGGTTGGAAACTTACGGGTTCTAGGCGCGTGGAAAACTGACAACTGAAGGAGACAAAAGATGAGCTTGATGATTGGCGGCGGCGGTGGCTCCGCAAAGGCGTATCTGAAGTTTAATGCCAAGTCGGGACGCTGGGGATTCCGCGCACTTGATGGCACGGAAAACGAGATCAGCGATCCCACGTTCATTGCTGACCTGTCGAACATCGCAACCGGCTGGATGAAGTTCTCCGAGGGTCAGCCGCCCGAGAAGATCATGGACCCGGCGATCGATCAGGCGGCACCGCAGCCGTCGCGGGAGCATAAGCGTGGGTTCATCCTGAACGTCTATTCGAAGAACTCTTTCGGCGGCGTTGCTGAGATCAGCGGCACCAGCATGGCGTTGTCGAACGCGGTGAAGGCAATCCATAGCGAGTTCGAAGCACAGAAAGCCGACAACGCCGGCAAGGTGCCGGTGATCGCGACCAAGGGTGCTGACCCCCAGAAGGGCAAATTCGGCACGAACTACATGCCGAAGCTCAGCATCGCAAAGTGGGTTGATCGGCCCGCAGAGCTGACCGACGCCTCGCCTGCACGGGACGAGGACATCTATCGCGGCGCTTCCGCCGCTGCCGCCAGCACGCCTGCTGCCGGCCATGTACCGCCGCCTGCTCCACGGGACTTCTCCTCCAAGAGTGCCACGGAGTTCTAGTGCGCGGTCGGGGAGGGGTGCGTGCCTGCGCATCCCTCCCCGTCTTTTTTTAGGCCGGGGGGAGCATGGAATTGAGCGCCATACAAGAACTCCGCCAATCAATGGCGGCAAACGGCTGGGCACCGATCCCGCTGTTGACCAACGACAAAGCTGTAAAGATTTCAAACTGGTCGAACCTGGCGCGTGAAGATCGCAGCCACTTCGCCCAGCAGCCGGTGCGCGCCGACATGCTGAACACTGGATTCTTGTGCGACGGCCTGCGGGTCGTAGACATCGACATCGATGACCGCGAGTACGTGCTGCACGTAGGCCGCATTGCCATGCGCACGCTGGGCGAAAGGCCCATGATGCGACGGCGGTCGAACTCGCATCGCCTCGCGTTCGTCTATCGCGCCGCTGAAGGTGCGCCGTCAAAGGTGTCGGTGACGGGCAAGCATGGGAAGGTTGAGATACTGGGGCGCGGCCAGCAGCTACACGCCTTTGGTTTGCACCCGTCAGGCGGCGAGCTTGTCTGGCAGCCCGGTGCGCCGGGGGAGATTGCGGTCGATGACTTGCAGGTGGTCGCGGTCTCGCAGGTAGACCTGTTCTTGAAAGAGGTGGCTGAACTGCTGGAGGCGCAAGCGCCGGTTCAGGCGCAGGCTCCCGCTGCACAACCAGAACTACGCCCGATTACACCCGCAACGCGCGAACTCAATATCGGATACCAGCAGGGGCAGATCGATCGCGATGCGCTGCAGGACGCGATGCGCGCCCTGCCGAACGATGGGCGCTTCGACTCGTGGGAAGCCTGGAACCGGGTCGGCATGGCGCTGTGGTCGGCCACGGACGGGGCGGGGGAAGGGTTCGCGCTGTTCGATCAGTGGAGCCAGCGGCACCATTCATATGACGCTCGCAAGACGCGGGATCGGTGGGATGCCATCACCGGCTCGCCGCCGCGCGACCTGCATGTCGGCACCATCTTCTGGATGGCGCGGGAGAATGGTTGGAAGACGACATACGAGTCAGACCGCATTCTGGATCGCCCGCAGCGGACGACCGAGAGCATCGACCCAGAGACCGGCGAGGTGCATAGCGAGTCGGTGGACGCTGGGCTGGCATCGCGGTTCATCTGGATCGATCCCGCCAAGTTCCCACGGCGGCGGTTTTTGTACGGCACGTCCTACATCCGCAAGTTCCTGAGCGTTGACGTGGCACCAGGTGGTGTCGGCAAGTCCTCGCTGGCACTGGTCGAGCTTCTGGCTATTGCCAGTGGCAAGGACCTCTTGGGCATCACGCCGACCGAGACGGGCTGCGTCTGGTATCACAATGGCGAGGACCCGCTTGAGGAGGTGGACCGCCGCATCATTGGTGCCGCGCTGCATTTCGAGATCGAGCCTGCTGTGCTGGAGACCCGCCTGTTCCGGTCGTCAGGCCGCGACACCCACCTGGTGATAGCCGAGCAGCAGCGGGAAGGGGCCGTGATCCTCAAGCCCAACGTCCAAGCCGTCATCGACACCATCCGGCAGCACGGCATCCTGGTGGCACGGTTCGACCCGTTCGTTTCGACCCACATGGTCACCGAGAACGACAACAACGCCATCGCGGCAGTGGCCCGTGAGTGGGCGCAGATTGCCGACATCACCGGGGCCAGCATCGCGCTCACCCACCACAGCCGGAAGTCCAATGGCAACCAGACGACGATCGAGGACGCCCGTGGCGCGGTGGCGCTGATCGACGCCAGCCGGTCGGTGAGGGCGCTCAATTCGATGAATGAGGACGAGGCCGCCAAGGCTGGGGTGACCACGAGGCGAGCCTATTTTCGGGTCGATCAGGGGAAGGTTTCGATGGGGCCGCCAGCCGACAAGGCCGAGTGGTACCACATCGCGTCCGTACAATTGCCGAATGGCGATGCCTTTGAGCAGGGCGATTCGGTCGGCGTGGTCGAGCCGTGGGAGTGGCCGGACCCGTTCGCCGGCATTTCCTCCGACGACGCCGTCCGGGTTCAGCAGGCCGTGTCGCAGGGTGGGCCGTGGCGTGAGGACGTGCGCGCTGCAGCATGGGTGGGACACCGGGTGGCCACGGTGCTGGGGCTGGACAGCAAGACGCCGGTCGAGCGGGAGAAGGTCAAGGGCCTGATCCGCACCTGGGTCAAGAACGGGGTTCTGGAGACCTTTGACGGGTACGACGACCACCACAAGCCTCGCACCTTCGTGCGGGTGGGACCGACCCAGCCGGGTCTGAAGGAGGAGGTGTGATGGGTCAGCAACATTATTCCGCCAGTCCGCCAGTTGTCCGCCAGTTGAACTGTCGGACTATGCAGTCCGCCAGTCCGCCAGTCCGCCAGTCCCTATGTATTAAACATAGGGACTGGCGGAAACTGGAGGGGTCGGCACTGGAGGAGTGCAGAGGATGAATCAGCACCCCAGAGGCCGCCCCAAACCCTCCCGCCGGGAGACCGAGTCTTTGGCCCGGTTCTTCGAACCCCTGCAGAAAGACCCTGCTGGGCAGTCGGACATTCAAGGGCATCTGGATGCGCTCGATGGGGTGGCCGCCGAGATGGAGGCGGTGTGGGGGGTGGGTCGCCTGATCCCGATGGTAAACGACGAGATGCGCGCGAAGTTCTTCCGGCAAATGGCGAAGCTCAATGCCGCCATCGAGAAGAACGACCCGGAGGCGGTCGAGACCCACGCCACCGCCTTGGCCCGTGGCTGGCGAGCGCTCGACCAGGCGGCACGGCAGGCAGGGCACCAGCCGAAGCCTTACATCGGCACCGAGGTCCGGTTGAAGGACGGCAGGATGGTGGCGATCGTGCCCGAGGGCGAGGTGCCGCAGTACCGGCAGGACGGTGCCGCCGTGGTGACCATCACAGAGGCCGAAATTGGACTCATCCTGAGCGATCTGCTGTGCGGTGACTCCACCCTAGCCGCCGTCCTCAAATCCTTCCCAGCGGGCCGCCTGACGGCCCTGCAGCGCAAGCCCAAGGCCGATTGGGCCAAGGGTGATGATGTGCCGTTCTAAAGAGGTGCCAGAAATGACCAAACGAATCTTGGGGATCGACCCCGGTGCCTCCGGTGCGATGGCCCTGCTGGACGGAGACGTGCTGGTCCGGGTGGCCGACATGCCGACAATCATGGTCAAGGGGCGGTCCAGAATCCTGGCACCGGGCGTGGTGGACCTGATCGTGGAGACCAAGCCCGACCAGATCGTCCTTGAGGACGTGAACGCAATGCCGGGGCAGGGGGTGACCAGCATGTTCTCCTTTGGCCGTGGGCTGGGCGTGCTGGAGGGCGTGATCGCTGCGTTGGGCTACCCGCTCATCATGGTGCGGCCAGCAAAATGGAAGAGGGACGCTGGCGTGCCCGCCGACAAGGACGCCGCCCGACTGATGGCGACCCGGCTCTGGCCCGATCACTCGGCCATGTTCGCACGCAAGAAGGACGACGGACGGGCGGAAGCCGCGCTGCTGGCAAGGTGGCTGGTGATGCAATGAGCGTGGACGTGGACGCAGCACCCGCCAAGCGTGGACGTGGACGGCCACTGACCTGGACGGCGGACGTGGACGCGACGATCATGCGGATGTCAGGGGCGGGGTATTCGGACGCGGAGATCGCCAAGCATATTGGCCGACCGACCAGCAGCGTCTTTGGACGTAGACGTGACCTTGGGCTTGAGGCCAACAAGGGCATGCGCCGACAGTTGTGCAGGCTCAACCTACGTCGGGCGCTGGTGCGGACGTAGACGTGGACGCAGCCGATCGGCCAACGTGGACGTGGACGATCAGCCGACGTGGACGTGCGGTCTAGTCTGACGTGGACGCAACCTGCTTTTGCAGCAACGGACGCAGTTTAGCCAATTCATTCTGCCGATTGGCCAGCAGTTTCAGTAGATCGACCCACACGCCTGGCGGTATGGCGAACTCACCCGCCGCCCATCGTTGCATCGTGCGCAGGCTCACGTTCAGCTGGCGCGCTAGTTCAGACTGCCACAGGGGGCCGAGTAGCGCTTCCCCTGTGGCGCGGAATAGGTCTAGGTCACTCATTCTCTGCCAGTTCCTTCATCATTTCATCGTACCGCTGGTCTGTGAAGCAGGATAGCTCGTCCTTTTCCCAATGCCCCGCGCCGATAACCTGTTCCATAATTTTCGTGGTGCCGGTCTCCTCGTCTGGCGCTATCGCGTGAATGACAGTGCGGCCCCAGGGCCGGTTTGCGACCTGCTTGCGGGTCCACAGTTCCCAAAACCGTTCCCCCGCCAGGACGCCGGCGCATTCCTCGCCGGGGCGAACCTCGTAATCGGCACCGTCGTCATTCAGCAGCCATGCAGCAGCTTCCTCCGCTGTCAGATTACGTGCGACTGTTTCGCCGTCGCGAATTGTGTAGGTCGTCATAATTGATCCTCCTAAACGTGGACGTGGACGTGGACGTGGACGTGGCTATTGAGCCGACGTGGACGGGCGGCTCTCAATAACTGCACGGGCTAATGCATCGACGGCCTCGCGCTTTGTCTTATAGCCGTGATTTTCGCAGGCAAGGCGTGGTTGTTTGCTGCTGGTGGTGCGGTCGATGTGCCAGCGGCCATCGTTCATCTGCCAAACGTAATGCATGGCTTTTCCTCCTGTTAACCAGCCCAAGCGCTGGCCAATACCGCGCCAGCTAATGCCGGCGCGGTCATGGGCAAAGCTCAGATTAAATAAAGCGCGATCGTGAACCAAAGCGCTGTAAACGCTAGCGCGCCGGAAATGTTTAGGGCCAGGTTATGCATGACGTGCGGCCGCATGCTTAGCGCCCGCACCATGGGCGACAATGGCGATACTCTTTGCTGCGATGCTAGCGCCAGCGCATAGGCCACACTTGGCGCAGTTGGTGCGCTTTCCAGCTTCTTCGCTGGCCGGGCAGAGTATCTCCTGGCCGGCCTGGAGATCGGTGACACTCTGCATGACACGGAATGTTCGCGCGCCGACACGCCATGCGCTTTGTGCTTCGCCTAAGGTATCGGCTGACACCATGTAGCGTTGCGCGTCATAGCTTGAGCTTGTGACGTAGCGCTGGTGCGAGTATGCGGTATGCCCGTCCGCTTTGCTTGTCAGGCTATCCCAAATGAAACCTGGAACGGCGGCACCGTCACCATAGGTGCCAATTCGCACCATGCGGTTTGCGCCGACTGCGGCTATTGCGGCATGGCCAATGGCGAGGGGATAACGGCCCTTGCATAGCGCGCGGTACACGCCAAGCGGACCCTGTCCCATATTGACGTAACAGCTGCGACCAGGCGCGAGGCCTGTCGCCTTGTTGGTGTCGGCGTGCCCGCGATGCGGGCAATGCCCGCAGTTGCTGTAGTCAAGGCCAAGCCTATTAGCTGTAATAGGGTCTACATCGCTTCGAATAATGTAAGTCTGCAGCATGTTAGCAGTCTTACGATTGCGGCTCTTTACAATCGCGACAACTGTGATCGGCGCGCCGTCCAGTAGGGACGGGCCGTTATAGATCACATATCCTGTAGGTTTCATTTGGTTCTCCCCGAACCACCATCGGACTGTTCCGATAGTGTGGCGTAACATTACGCCACGTTATGGCGGGGGCGCAATAGCCTATTGACGTTTTTTTCGTTTTTCTTTTCCGCCTTTGAGTGTGCCCATCGATTTAAGCATTCGCGAGGCCGCCTTTGCCGCGCAATACGTGGCTAAGCATGGCAATGGGACGCAAGCTGCTATCGCGGCGGGCTATGCGCCGTCTGCTGCGCATGTTGCCGCCAGTAGGCTGATAAGGCGTGGCAAGGTGAAGCGCCGAATTGATCGTCTTACACGTAAGCATGAGATAACAGCCGACCGTGTGCTAGCCCGGCTCGATAATCTTTCAGCTAAAGCGGAAGAAAGCGGTAATTACCCCGCCGCCGTTAGGGCGGAGGAGTTAATCGGCAAAAGCTTGGGGATGTGGGTAGACCGTTCCGTATCGGTTAGCCTGGACCTGACAGGCCAGCACATCGAGGCTATCCGCGCGCTCGCCGCGCGTCGTATCCAAAAGAATATAACGCCAGGGGATAGCGCGACACCTATCGAAGCTAGCTCGCCGGTTTATAGTGGTAACACTGTGAACCCGTATAACATGCATTATGACAAATCAGGCAAGGGCGATAAAAGCGTTATAGATCAAGGGGATAGCCTGAACGCGGACGCGAACGGCGCGCTATCCGACGCGCCGAGCGTAGACGGGCGCAACATCTAGTGGCCAGCGTCAAGCTCGCAAGCGCAGCGCCAGGGGCTAAGAGGCGAGGCCGACCGCCGATCGTCAGGCACCCCCCGCCAGGGGGGACCACCTCGCGGGGCGGTGTCGGTGACGACCACCCGCGCACAGTAGGGTCGGCCCCTCATACCCCCCACCCCCACGGGTCCCAAGCGGGGACCTCTGCTTTTATAGAATTTTTAGAAAAATACCAAAGCGACCCCGTCGCCTTTGCCGAAGAAGTGCTGGGTGCAAAACCCAAAAAGTGGCAGCGCGAATTCCTAACCCACGTCGCCAACGGAAAGCGCCGCATCTCCATCAAGGCGGGCCATGGCGTCGGCAAGTCCACGGCAGTGGCATGGGTGCTGATCTGGTCAATCATCTGCCGCCTGCCGCAGAAGAGCGTCGTCACCGCCCCAACCGCACCACAGCTATTCGACGCACTTTTTGCGGAGCTTAAAAGTTGGATTACCCGCTTGCCGCCGCCACTCAAGGCGCTGCTGGAAGTCTACAGCGACCGCATCGAACTCAAAGCCGACCCTGACGGCAGCTTCATCAGCGCGCGAACCAGCAGCAGCGACAAGCCGGAAGCAATGGCCGGTATTCACTCGGAGAACGTGCTGCTGATTGCCGACGAGGCAAGCGGCATTCCCGAGTCCGTGTACGAGGCGGCCACCGGCTCGATGTCGGGCCACAGTGCAACGACGGTGCTGGTCGGCAACCCGACCCGCCTCACGGGCCTGTTCTACAAGTCTCATAACGAACTGGCCGACCGCTGGGAGCGGATGACGGTCTCCTGCCTCGACCCCGACCTTGCCGACCTCGTGGACCAGGACTTCGTGCAGCAGGTTGCCGAAACCTGGGGCGAGGACAGCCCGCAGTATTCGGTGCGCGTGCTGGGCGAGTTCCCGCGCACCGAGGACAACAGCCTGATCCCCGTTGATCTGGTCGATGCCGCCATGAAGCGCGACGTTGTGCTGAACACGGCGGAACCTCTGGTCTTCGGCGTTGACGTTGCCCGTTTCGGCGGCGACCGCAGTGTAATCTGCAAGCGCCAGGGCAACGTGGTTCTGGAGTTCCAGATTCGCAGCGGCAACGACCTGATGGAGACGGTCGGCTGGGTTGCCAACGAGGCGATGAAGGACAAGCCTGCCGAGATACTGGTGGACTCGATCGGCCTTGGCGCTGGCGTTGCCGATCGTCTGCGCGAACTGAAGTACAACGTCCGCGATGTGAACGTCGCGGAGAGTGCCGCGATGAACCCGCAGGCCAGCCGCCTGCGCGATGAACTGTGGCTGACGCTGCGCGATTGGCTGCAGCAGCGCGCCTGCAAGCTGCCGAAGGTTGAGGAGTTGCGCGTTGAGATCAGCGCGCCGCTTTACAAGTTCAATTCCAACGGCACCTACAAGATCGAATCGAAGGACGAGATGCGCAAGCGCATTCGCCGCTCGCCCGACATTGCCGACTCCCTGTGCCTGACTTTTGCCGGCGATGCCGCACTGGTTGGTGGGCGAGGGATGAAGTGGGTGCCGGGTCAGGCCCTGAAGCGCGGTCTTAGGGGGATCGTCTGATGTCAGATTTCTTGACTTGGCTTTTCGGCCAGAAACACGAGCCGTTGCCGCCCCAGCCTTGGCCGACCGCTGAAGATGTCGCTGCCGCTCGCGAATACAAGAAGAAGTACGGCAACTTCAACGAGCAGGACATTGAAGGTGCTGCGCCGTTTCACAAGAACGACGAGACGCAGCCCTACCGCACAAGGGTGCCGGCGTCCGCGAAGGCGCAGATGCTGCCTGCAAACAAAGCGTTGGATTATTTGAATGACGGGCGTGGCGCTTCACAGCCAGGCTTGTTGTCGCCGGAAGTTGCGGATCGTCTGTACGCCGCGCAGATTGCGGCGCAACGCAACTCTGTTGCGGCTTTGGGTTTTGACACGAGCCGCATGATTCACACGGTCGATGAACCAGATCGTTTTGACGCGCGCGGCGAATACCTCCCAAGCGATGACAAGATGTGGCTGGGAACTACTTCTCCAACAACCCCTGTTCACGAATCCCTTCATCGCGGCATAGAAATGCTGCGAAGGGAATCGCCTGGCTCATTGAATAAACCCGGTGAAAAATACGAGCCATACAAGGAAGAGTACCTTGTTCGCCGCGCGATGAAAAACTTCTACGGCGATGCGGAGTTGAACACGTATCCGCGACAGGGTGGGCAGAACGACGCTCAATTCCTGAAAATTTTACCGTCCGAGTTGAGAGCGGCGCACAATCCTCAAGAGCGTCACGGCCAAATGGACGAGTATATCAAGAAGCAACTGGAGTCTGCCGCCAACCTGCTGCTGGCGCAGAAAATCCTCGCGCGCCAAGGCGGCGTGCCGTGGTGACTTATTCCCCCAACTACAACTTCAACTGGCGCTCCTTCGACCCAGCCGAGTGGTCTGAGCGCGGTCAGGGAGATTGATATGAAGCTCAAGGGTGGTTTTAGCGGCCTGCACGACGCTTTCATGGCGCAGGAGCAGGGTGTCGTCAGGGACAAGGTGGGCAACGCCCGCTACGGGATGGACGACAACATGCGGCCCACCGGCAGTGCCGTGGTGCAGTCGCCTGCGCAGAAGATGGCGGTGAAGAAGGCTGCTGCTGCGTCGGCGCGCAACCGCCGCATCCGTGCCGGCATGCCGCTGCTGCCGGTGAAGTAGGATGGCGACGCAGTACAGCAGCAACATGGGCGCAGCGTCTTCGGGTATTCCCGAGACGGCTTCCGCCATGGATGCCTTGCTTGATCCCACGCCTGGCGCGGCGGCTTCTGAAGAGGAGCCTGCTGCCAGCGACGAGATGGACGAAGGGCAGTTCGTGGCTTCGGTGAAGGCGTCGATCGATGAGGCGGTCGATTACATCGACGGCTACATCGCGCCGCAGCGTGCCAAGGCCACGGCCTACTATCGCGGCGACGAGTTTGGCAACGAGGAAGACGGGCGCTCGCGCATCGTGATGACCGAGGTGCGCGACACGGTGCAGGCCATTGTGCCTTCGCTGCTGCGTATCTTCACCTCGTCGGATCAGGTGGTCGAGTTTGCGCCCAACACCGCCGACAAGACGGACATGGCGGCGCAGCAGACGGATTATATCAACCACGTCTTCTACAACGATAATCCTGGCTTCTCGATCCTGCATCAGGTGTTCAAGGATGCGCTGGTGCGGCGCACGGGCATCATCAAGTGGCGTTGGTCCGAGGACACGGAGATCAGCGAAGCGGAATTTGAAAACCTCGATGAGGGCCAGCTTCTGGTGCTGCAGCAGGACCCTGCGGTTGAGATCGTGGAGATCGAGGAAGAGACCGAGCAGGAGGCCGTGACCGTCCCTGACGGCATGATGGTTCAGCCGGCAATCGTGAAGTACGGGGTGAAGATTCGGCGCAAGATCGAGAAGAACCGAGTCGTTCTGGAGTCGGTGCCGCCCGAGGAGTTCCTGATTGCTCGCGATGCGCGCGACATCGAGAACGCCGCGTATGTCGGTCATCGCTCTCTGAAGACGGTGTCGGAACTGGTGGCCATGGGCTACGACCGCGACGAGGTCGAGGAGCATGCCGGCCAGGGCGACGTGTTCGTGCTGAACTACGAAGCGCAGACCCGTAATCCGGCGATCATGTCGTTCATGGATCGCAGCGACAATCCCGACCAGACGATGCGCCGGGTGCTGTACGTCGAATCGTATGTACGCATCGACAAGGACGGCGACGGCATTGCCGAGTTGCGCAAGGTCTGTTCGATCGGCGGCGCGCATCACATCCTGCACGACAGCGTGGCGACGGATGTGCCGTTCGCTTTCTTCTGTCCCGACCCCGAGCCTCACATGGTAATCGGGCAGTCGATTGCCGACCAGACGATGGACTTGCAGCTTATGAAGTCGAACGTGGTGCGTGCCACGCTCGACTCACTGGCGCAGTCGATCTTCCCGCGCACGGCGATCGTTGAGGGCCAGGTCAACATCGATGATGCGCTCAACACCGAGATGGGCGGCATTATCCGCATGCGGCAGCCGGGGATGGTGCAGCCATTCTCGCAGCCGTTCGTCGGCCAGCAGGCCATGCCGGTCATCGCTTATCTGGATGACGTAAAGGCGCGGCGCACGGGTATCTCGGCGGCATCGCAGGGTCTGGACCCGGACGTGCTGCAGTCCACGACCCGCGCTGCGGTGACGGCGACGGTGCAGGGTGCGCAGGAGCGCATCGAGCTTGTAGCGCGTCTGTTTGCCGAGAACGGCATGAAGCGCCTGTTTCGTGGCTTGCTGAAGCTGATCGTTCGCCATCAGGACAAGCCGCGTGTGGTGCGCATGCGCGGCAAGTGGGTAGAGGTCGATCCGCGCTACTGGGACGCCGACCTCGACGTTCAGGTCAACGTCGCTCTGGGGCGCGGCACCGATCAGGACAAGATGCAGTTTCTGATGCTGCTGGCGCAGAAGCAGGAACAGATCATGCAGACGGCAGGCCCCATGAACCCGCTCTGCTCAGTGTTCGAATATCGCAACACGCTGGCGCAAGTCTGTGCGCTGGCCGGGTTCAAGGATGCCCAGCGCTACTTCAAGGAGATCGACCCGCAGCAGATGCAGATGATGGCGCAGCAGCCGCCACCGCCCGATCCGAACATGGAGCTTGTGAAGATCGAGGCGCAGAAGGCGCAGGCCAAGATTCAGCACGACCAGTTGAAGCTGCAACTCGACGCGCAGGAAATACAGATGCGGCATCAGTCCGACATGGAAAAGATGCGGCTTGAGACGATGGTCAAGGTTGCGGAGATCGAGGCGAAGTACGGAACGCAGGCTGACGTTGCCCGCCTGGAGGCCGAGATCAAGCGCGGCATAGAGATCGAGAAAGCGTCGATCGGCGCTGCGGCCCGCATGCACGGAAACGTGACGGGCGTCGGCAATGGATGATCGCGAATTCAAGGAGCAGGTGAAAGCCCTCGACGGCTCCGAGGTGCTGATCCGGCTCTTTGCCGTGCTGGACGATAAATACGTGGAGGCATGGCGGAAATCGCAATCGGTCAGCGACCGCGAGGAAGCGCACCGGATGCTGAAAGCGGTTACCGACCTGAAAGCCGAAATCACCTACATCGCAAACGACTCGCGTATCAGCGCGTTCAACCGTCGCTTGAGAAGCGACAACATTTGAGGTATATCTAAATGTCCGACACCGCTAATCAAGCGACCGGAATTCCAGGCGCGGCCCAAGCTATCGAGGGCATTCTCGCCGGGGAACTCCCCGACACCGAGACTTCCACGACAGCACAAGCAGCGTCAAAGCCTGCCGAAGAACCGGCAGAGCCGTTGGCTGCGACAGAGGAGGGTGAGACGACCGCTGAAGAAGCGGAGTCCTCCGAAGAAGCGGCACCTGAAGGCGAGGAGGCCGAGGAGCCTACCGAACCCGAGCAGAAGCTGGTCACCGTCGTTATCGATGGCAAGGCCGAGCAGCTGCCGGTCGAGGAGGTGGCTAAGGGCTACCAGCGTCAGCAGGACTACTCGCGTAAAACCATGGCGTTGTCCGAGGACCGTAAGGCTCTGGAGGCACACGCCACGGCGGTGATGCAGGAAAGGGCGCAGTACCAGCAGCTTTTGACGGCACTCTCGCAACAGTGGCAGCAGGCCCAGGAGCGGGAACCGAATTGGCAGAATCTGTATGACAGCGACCCATTAGAGTACGTTCGTCAGAAGGACATCTGGCGAGACCGGCAGGACAAGCTCGCGGCATCGCAAGTTGAAATGCAGCGTCTCCAGGCCCTTCAGACAGCAGAGCAGCAGAAGCAACTTCAGCAGATCGTGGAGCAGGGGCGGCAGAAGCTGCCGGAACTGGTCCCCGATTGGAAGGATGCCAAGCGCTGGGAAACGGATCGGAGCAAGCTCTTAGAGTACGGCAAGAAAGTCGGATACTCGCAAGAAGAGTTGGCTCAGGCATACGACCCCCGCGCAATCGCGGTGATGTACAAGGCCATGCGGTATGACGAGATGGTAGCGAAGGTTCCTCGCCCCGTCGTCACCAAAGGCCCCAAGACCGCGCCGGCAGGTTCTGCGAACTCAGCGCCACGTACTTCGTCCGACATCTCCAAAGCGAAACAGCGTCTCGCCCAAACCGGGCGCGTCAGCGATGCCGCGTCCATCTTCGAACGCATGCTTTAAGGAGCAATACAGTGGCTATCAGCACCAACGAGATTACTCGTTACGACGCGACCAACGTCCGCGAGGACTTGGCCAACGTCATCTACAACATCTCTCCCGTCGATGTTCCGCTTATGTCGAACATTGGCCGCGAGAACGTGAAGAACACGTACTTTGAGTGGCAGACCGACGTGCTGGCTTCGGCTGTCACGACGAACGCCGTTCTGGAAGGCGACCAGATCACTAGCGCAGACGCTCGCGCAGCGACCGACCGCGTCGGCAACTACACTCAGATCAGCCGCAAGGTGGTCGAGGTGTCTGGCACGCTGGAGGCGGTTGATAAGGCCGGCATGCGGAGCTACCTGGCCTACGAACTCGCCAAGGCCGCTTCCGAACTCAAGCGCGACATGGAGGCGGTGCTTACGTCGAATCAGGTGGCCTTTGCGGGCGCGACTACGACTGCCCGCACGACGGCTGGTCTCGGCGGCTGGATCATCACCAACAGCTATAAGGGCGCTGGCACGACTGCGGCGGCCCCGGTGATGTCGAGCGGCGGTGCCAACCTGTCAGGCTACCCTACCACTGCCGCCGTTGCCGGCACGGCGCGTGCCTTCACCAGCACGCTTCTGAAGGCTGCTGCGAAGGACGTGTGGACGCAGGGCGGCAAGCTCAAGATGCTGATGGTCGGCCCGTTCAACAAGACGGTCTTCTCGACCTTCAGCGGCATCGCGACTCCGTATCGCGACATCGCTCCGGGCAAGCAGGCGGACATCGTCGGCGCGGCTGACGTGTTCATCAGCGACTTCGGTGAGATCGCCGTGGTCGCCAACCGCTTCCAGCCGGAAGGAAACGGCTACCTGGTCGATCCCGACTTCGCGTCGGTCGGCTACCTCCGCAACTTCCGCACGGAAGTGATGAGCAAGACCGGCGACAGCGAGCGGCGCATGCTGATCGTTGAATTCGGCCTCAAGGTTCGCCAGCAGAAGGCGATGGCCGTGATCCGCGATCTTTCTACGTCTTAACTCTAGCTAGGGGTGGGGAGGTCTTTGGACCTCCCCAACTTTATATGCGCAAAGTCATCGATCACGATCCTAACACCGGCATCAGCCACGTTCTTTATCACGATGAGAGCGATGGCGTGGCGCATTACGTTGCCGAGCAATCGGTGGACACGCTGCTGGACTTCAACCGCCGGCAGGCCAATGAGGCCGGCAAGCGGTTTGGCGAGTGGGCCAAGGTTGCCTCTTTGCCCTTGACGATCTTCCACGATCTCAAGGCAAAAGGCATTCTTGACGACTCCAAAGCGTTCAAGCGGTGGCTGAACGACCCCGACAACAAGTATTTCCGCACGCATGAGGGCCACCTGTGAGGGTCGCCATCTGCGTGCCGTGCCGCGACCAGGTGTGCGCCGGTTTTTCCTTTGATCTGGCGAACATGGTCGGTTTCCATGCCGTAACAGGCATGAACATCGGGCTGTATCATAGCTCCGGCACGTTAATCGCGGACCAGCGTGTCAATCTGGCCAAGGAGGCGATTGCCCAGGGTGCCACGGACATCCTCTGGATCGACTCCGACATGCGGTTCCCGAAGAACGCGCTGCAGCGGCTGCTGGAGCGTGGCAAGACGATCGTGGCGGCGAACTACGCCACGCGCGTTCTGCCGGCTAAGACAACGGCGCAAAATATGACTGACGATGGTTGGGTGCGAGTGCCGACCCGCAAGGGTTCGACAGGTCTTGAGCAAGTTACAGCAGCCGGCATGGGCTTGATGCTGACTTCGGCGCAAGTGTTCAAAGATTTAGCTGACCCGTGGTTTCACATTGGCTACTCGACCAAGAACGCCATGTTCCTTGGTGAAGATGTTTCAATGTGCCTGCACGCAGCAAAGGTTGGGCATCCGACTCACATCGACCACGATATTTCAAAGGAAGTCCGCCACATCGGCAGTTTTGAATACGTGCTGGAACACGCGGAGATAAACGATGGCTCTTAGCACGTACTCCGAGATCAAATCGACAGTTGCAGATTATCTCAATCGCGCGGATTTGACTGCCGTGCTGCCGTCCTTCGTGACATTGGCGGAATCCAAGTTCAATCGCGAGCTTCGCACGCGCGATATGCTGACGAGGGTGCAGACGACTTCTGACGACGAGTATGTGTCGCTGCCGACTGATTTCCTGCAGCACTATTCTTTGGAACTGGACGCAGCTTCGGCGCAGCCGCCAATGGATTATATCGGGCCGCAGGAAGCCAAGGTGCTGAAGGCCCAAAACCGGACGGCCTCCACGACCTACTATTACACGGTGATCGACGGCGCTTTCGAAATCATCCCTGCACCTGGCAGCGACCTTGATTTGCGGATGGTTTACTACGCCAAGATTCCCGCGCTGTCCGACAGCAACACGACCAACTGGCTGCTGACCAAGTCGCCCGACCTTTACTTGTACAGCGCGCTGCTTGAGGCGGCTCCATACCTCAAGGACGACGACCGTGTGCAGCTTTGGGCGGCGGCGCGTCAGCAGGTGATGGACGCGATGAATCTTGAGAGCGAGCGCGCCATGCGCTCGACAATTCAGCTTACGGCACGTCGGCGTGCGTTCTGATGCCAACGACGTGGACTCCGCTTACCTCAACTGGCGGATGGGATTCCCTGCCGCCCACGGCGTTCTCTTTGACGACGGAAAGCGACCTCGTGCTGCACACTGAAGACGACCTGGCTTTGATCGTGGATTTCACAGTCACGACATGGTCGTCGCAGAGTAATAGCGCGGCGACGTGGACCGCGAGCTAGGAAGCGGCAGATGAGCCACGGCATCAAGATTACGGATCTTACGTCGGCTGTTGCGCTTGATGGCACGGAGGCGCTGCCAATCGTCCAGGGCGGCACAACGGTTAAGGCGACCACTGCTCAGATCACGACGCTTGCCCAGACGGCCATGCCTGCGGCCAACATTACCGGCACGCTGCCGGTGGCGCATGGCGGCACGGGCGTAACGACCAGCACCGGCAGCGGCAACACGGTGCTGTCCACCAGCCCGACGCTGGTGACACCCGCTCTGGGTACGCCTGCGTCTGGCGTTCTGACCAACGCCACTGGCCTGCCAGTCTCGACTGGTATCAGTGGTCTGGGAACAGGCGTTGCGACCTTTTTGGCAACGCCGTCCAGCGCCAACCTCGCCGCCGCCGTCACCGACGAAACTGGCACGGGTGCGCTTGTCTTTGCAGCATCTCCTACGCTGGTGACGCCCGTATTGGGCACTGTCGCCGCCGGGAGCGTCCTGACCAACGCGACCGGCTTACCCTTGACGACGGGCGTGACGGGTACGTTGCCCGCAGCGAATGGCGGCACGGCGCAGTCAACGTATGCAACCGGCGACACGCTCTACGCCAGTGCGCTTAATACGGTGTCCAAGTTGACTATCGGCTCGACAGGTCAAGTGCTGACCGTCGCGGGCGGCGTCCCGACATGGGCGACCAGCACAGGCGGCGTGACGAGCTTTTCCGCAGGTACGACCGGCCTCACGCCGTCAGGCGTCACGACCGGAGCCATCACCCTCGCCGGTACGCTCATCGCGGCCAATGGCGGCACGGGGTACGCCTCGTATGCTGTAGGCGACATTGTCTACGCCGACACGACCAGCACCCTGGCGAAACTCCCGGCTAGCTCCAACGGCTATGTGCTTACCTTGGCGGCTGGCGTCCCCGCTTGGGCGGCCTCGACGGGCGGCGTGACCTCGTGGTCCGCTGGAACGACCGGCCTCACCCCGGCTGGCGTGACCACTGGGGCAGTGACCCTAGCAGGCACCCTCGCGGTAGCGAATGGCGGCACGGGCATCACGAGCTTCGGCACGGGCATCGCAACATGGCTGGGAACACCATCGAGCGCCAACCTTGCCGCCGCCGTCACTGACGAGACCGGCACGGGCGCTCTGGTGTTTGCAGGCTCGCCCACGCTCACGGGCACGGCACTGGCCACGAACCTCACGGCCTCTGGTGTCGTCACGGGCGCGTCTGTGACGGCGTCGAACGCCATGTTCATCAATAGCCAGACCGTCGCCGCCGACTACACCATCGCCACGGGATACAACGCCCTGTCGGCTGGTCCGGTGACAGTCAATGGCGGCATCACCGTTACCGTTTCCGCCGGAAGCACTTGGGGTGTCGTATGACCGCAACTCTTAACGCATCCGCTGGCGGCGTAGTTCTGACCTCCGACACCAGCGGGAACTTGGCCCTTCAGAGCGGCGGCGTGACCCAGATGACCATCGGCTCCGGTGGCGTCACGGACATTGCGGCGACTCAGGCTGAACAGGAGACCGGAACGAGCGTGGTCAAGTACGTTACGTCTGGTCGTCAGCAGTATCACGCAAGCGCCGCGAAGGCGTGGGGGTACTCCACATCGGGCGGCACCGTGTCGGGAAGCTACAACATCACATCGGTGACTGACGGTGGTTCAGGCATTTTGACTTTTAACTTCACCGTTGCGATGTCGAGCGCAAATTATGTTGCCAGCAATACTGGTGATGCAAATCTGCCGGGGGCTATCAACTCCAGAACAACAACGGACTGCAATGTGCGAAACTACAATACGCTTACGCAGGGTCTACAGGACAGCACCGTACACTTCATCGCTTTTGGAGATCAGTAGTGAAGCGCATCGTTTACTTCCGCCAAGACGGCGGCGTCTCTATTGTTCACCCGGTCATCAACACCGTTGGCGAAGCCGACGGGTTTACGGAGGCCGACGCGGTAAAGCGCGCATGGGACGCGCTTCCGGCAGACGCAATAGACCCTCGATGGGTTGAAGAAGGGGAAATCCCCGCAGACCGTTCTTTCCGCAACGCATGGAAGGCGGACCTCACTGTCGATCTGCCCAAGGCCCGCGAGATCACCAAAGACCGTCTTCGTGTTGAGCGCGCACCACTGCTTTCTGACTTGGATGTTCAGTTCATGCGCGCTCTGGAAGCCGGTGGAGATACGACGGCAATCGCAGCCGAGAAGCAGCGGCTGCGCGATGTGACGACATTGGCGGATACGGCCACTACCGTAGACGACCTTCGTTCAATCAAGGCGAGTACCAAATGAACAAGCACACCGATCAGGCTATCCGCAACACGCATCCGACTGTTGCGAAGATCGTCTACAACGATCCCATCGAGGCATACGACGCCAGCGAGAAGCCCGTCGCGATTGACGACGCCCTCGTGGCTGCGGAGATCGCCACGCTGGAAGAAGCCGAGGCAAAGGTCGCCTACCGAGAGCTTCGCGCCAAGGCGTACCCGTCCGTGGGTGATCAACTCGATGCCATCTGGAAGGGCGGCGTGGATCAGGTCGCCATGAAGGCGATCATCTACAAGGTCAAGTCGGACTTTCCGAAGCCCGCCTAACGAGGAAGTCCCATGACCACTCAAGTCACCGGCTCCGGTGTCAACTTCAACGGCTCGACCAGCGGCACGATCCTCCTGACGCAGCCCGCTATTGCGGGATCGAACACGCTCACCTTGCCAGCGGAGACGGGGACGCTCCGCTCGACGGTGTCCGTTGGCACGGTGCTTCAACAGAAGTCCACCAAGTTGGGAACGGTGGCTACCGGCACGACCTTGATGGTCAACGACAACACCATCCCGCAGAACACCGAAGGAGATCAGTTTATCACTCTGGCCTTCACGCCTCAGTCTGCCGCATCGACGCTGCGGTTTCAGGCGCTTATGTTTGTCGCGCACACCGTCGCGACGGCAAATGTTGTGGCGGCTATCTTCAGGGATAGCGTTGCTGACGCCATCGCTGCGGGCAACGTGTCTTGCCCAAACGCAAACACGGGATACATGGTCGCGGTCAACTACGACATGACCAGCCCCGGAACCAGCGCGTACACCTACAAACTCCGCGCAGGCGGCAACGCCGCTGGCACCCTGACGGTTAACGGCTGGAGCAGCACTCAATACTTTGGCGGCGTTCTGTTCTCG